TCGGTGACTTCTCCCAGCTGATCATGGCGATGTGGTCCGGCTTGGATCTCACCGTTGATCCGTTCGCTGGCGCTACTTCCGGCACCGTTCGCATCATTGCTCTGCAAGATGTTGACTTCGCCGTCAAGCAGCCTGGCGCATTCTGCTACGCCACCTGATCCAGGTAGTTCTCATCGTTCTGACTCATGAAAGTTGAAATCTTGAGGCCAGTGATGATTTCAGGAAAGCCCGCTGATGCGGGCTCCATCCTGGATGTCGACGATGCTGATGCTGTGACTCTTGTCAGTCTCGGCAAAGCCATCGAGCACAAGGCGGAAGAGGCCCCCGCCGAGGAGGAAGCTCCTTCTTGCCCACCCAAAAAACCCACCACTCGCAAGAGGACTAAGGAATGAGTATTGGAAACACTCGACGGACGCTAAGCGTCTTGTCTTTCGCGCCAAATGATGTTGTCACTGCTACTGGCAATGAAACAGGCGTTGACCTTCTTGAGTTTGAAGGTGACATCACTCTGGTCCTCGACGCTGAGGCGGGTGGCTCAGGAATCACTTACGCCGTCAAGGTGCAAGACTCTGCCGACAACAGCAGCTTTGCTGATGTAAGCGGTGCTGCTTTCACTACTACGACTGCCAACACTGCTCTCGTTGAGACTCTTACGGTCAATACCGACGAGATTAAGCGTTACGCCCGTGCTGTTATTACCGTTGCTGGTGGTACTGGTGCTGGTGCAGTAAGCGTCACTGCTTTAGGACGCAAGAAGTACAACTGATCTCAATTCATAGCCCTCGCATTAGCGGGGGCTTTTTGTATGACTCTTTCTTTTGTTGAAGACCTAGACGCTTTCTTTGACACGCCGGGATTTACGGTTCCGGTGGTTTCTGGTGGGACAACAAGTGTGGGCTACTTCGAGTCGCCTAATGAGATCATTGCTGACGGAGTTGTTTTGACGACTGACTATGCAGTGGTCGTGAAGACATCTGATTTTTCATCTGTGGCGCGGGGCGACACGATGACTGTTGATAGCGTCGGTTACACCGTCAGGGAGCCAATGCTTCTGGACGACGGTAAAATCATGCGCGTAATGCTAATGAAGGATTAGATATGACGACCAAGCGAGAAAGCATTCTTGCGGCTATAGCCACAGCTCTTGATGGGACAACAGGAGTAGGCACCAGAATTTACAGAAGCCGTGTAGAGCCATTAAGCCGGGCCGAGTCTCCTGCGGTTGTAATTGAGCCTGTTAGCGATACTCCAAATCAAGAGACCAGTCTGCAAATTCTTGACTGGACTTTCAGAATCCGCATAGTGGTTATAGAAAGGGCAACAGTGCCCGATCAAGCAGCAGACGATACGATCGAAAGTCTGCACTCAAAAATCATGGCTGATCTCACTCTTGGAGGTCATGCGATTGATGTACAGCCTGCGACTACGAGCTTTCAGCTGCTAGAGGCAGATGAGCCAGCAGGGGTAATTTTCTGTGAATACGACATTCGCTATCGCACACAGGTAGACGATTTAACCCAATAAAGAGTCAGGGGCTACGCTAAACCTAACCACCCTTCCCACTTACCATGTTGGATGAACACACAGGCCAAGGCGGAACTTATCTGCTTGATCCTGAAACCGGCGTGCGTACTCTGATTCGCCGCACCCAAACTTCACCACAACAGTCACAGGAACAATCTGATGGCACTGCTAACCAGGAAACGAGTGATTCTGATCGAGGAGGAATCGACTTATAACACTGATGCCGGTCCTGATGGTGCTGACGCGGTTCTCGTCAAGGACTTAAGCATTGTCCCTCAGCAAAGTGACGTGGTCAGTCGCGACTTGATTCGTCCTTACTTGGGCGCATCAGAGCAGCTGCTGGCGAATACTCGTGTTGAATGCACTTTCAGTGTTGAGCTTGCAGGTTCTGGCACGGCAGGAACTGCTCCTAGGTACGGCAAGGCTCTTAAGGCTTGTGGCTTTAGCGAGACAGTTGCAGCAAACACGAGTGTCACCTACGACCCAGTGAGTGCATCTTTTGACTCGGTCACCATTCATTACAACTTGGATGGGGTTCGCCATAAGGTGACTGGCGCGAGAGGCACTTTCTCGATCACGGCCAACGTAGGGGAAATCCCTACGATTGATTTCACGATGACTGGTGTTTATGTAGCGCCGGACGACAGCGCACAGCCATCGGTCACATACGCGAATCAGGCAACACCTCTTATCTTCAAGCAAGGCAATACAACTGGCTTGAATGTAATGGGGCTAACAACCGCCAAGTTGTCCAGTTACTCGCTAGAGATGGGCAATGAGATCGTGTATCGAGAGCTGGTCGGCGGCAGCGGGGAGGTCCTGCTCACTAACCGTAACGTGACAGGCAGCGTTTCGATCGAGGCGGTTGCTTTGGGTACTAAGGACTATTTCGCCTTAGCCTTGGCGAATACGCTTGGGATTATTGAGTTCACTCATGGCACTTCAGCAGGGAACATCGTAAAGGTCGACTCTGCGAAGGCTGACATTAGTGATGTTTCCTATGGAGATCTTGATGGCATTGCGATGCTAGAGATTCCATTTACTGCAGTCCCTAGTACTGCAGGGAATGACGAGATCGAGCTTGTTTTTACATAAGCTCGTCGTAGGGGGATGTGGGAGCCTTTGCGGGCTCCCTTTTTTTGTGTAAGCTGAGTCAGCTTATGCCCTTATCTAATGGCTTTTGTTCGTAAGAAGGTTAAAACCTTCAAGTGGCCTGTTCAAGTTCAAGAGCCCAGTGACACCAAGCCAGGAGAGTTTGAAACATCTGAGTTTATTGCTGTATTTAAAAGAGTGGGGATGTCAAAGCTCCAGGACAGCAAAGACGATGACAATATTGGTTTGATCAGAAAAGTTCTCGTTGGCTGGGAAGGCATCGTTGATGAGGATGGAGAAGAAGTTCCGTTCAGCGATGAAGTGCTTGAGGAACAAGCTGATGATTCTGATTGGATCAAGGCTGTGTTGAACACTTATGCGGCAACTTACGCAGAGGCAGAAGCGGGAAACTAAAAGCAGCCGCTGCTTACTGGGCTTCAGGTGATGCTCCTGTCGAGGACAAGACAGAAGAGGACGCAGCGGTTTTTGGTTTAGAGCTGCCAAAAGTAGAACCAAAAGAGTCAAATGACTTTGAGGTTTGGGAAGAGAACTGGGAAGCAGTGATGATGTTTCTGCGTGTGCAGACTCAATGGCAAGTGACCATGGGTGGGTTTGTTGGGTTGAGATATGAGGTTTTGCTGTGTTCCGGGGGCTTGTTTGACCTCTACAATGTGGAAGATCGTCGCGACACGCTGGAACGTCTTCAGATTCTGGAGGCAGCAGCTCTTAACGAACTGAGGAAGCGCTCTGATGGCAAAGGCAATTAGTACTCTTTCCATCAAGGTTGACCTTAAAGACACAGGCGCTCAGGCTGTAATTGACAAGATTGGCAGCTCAATATCGAAACTGAAGGTTATATCAGGCCCAACCAGTCAAACGATTCAGAAACTTAGAAATGAGGTAACGCAATTAGGGCAGAAGGGTAATAACAGCATTAGCACCATAGAGGGTCAGATTGGTGCTTTGCGTGGATTAAGAAGAGAAGCAGATTTAAACAGCAAAGAGTTCAAGGAGCTGACTGCTGATATTGAAAAATACACCCAGAAACTGCAAAAAGCTCAGGGTCAAAAGAAAAGAGGTGGGCTTGGTGCGAGAGGTGCAACTCAGGTCGCTGGTGCTGTTATTTCTGGTGGTATTTTTGGAGGCCCAGAAGGTGCATTAGGCGCTCTTGGTGGCGCAGCGCTTGGAGGGGTTCAAGGTGCTTTCACTGGTGCAGCTATTGGTGCCCAGCTCAAGGGATTGAGGCAATTGATGGCTGGGGCTGGAGAGTATGCAGCTAAAATTGAGAAGCTAAAAATTGCTTTGCAGGGAGTCACTAGCAGTCAAGGTGAGTTTAATTTTGCAGTTGCAGCTGCTCGGCAGGCAACTGAAGAACTAAATATTCCTCAAGCCCAATCACTTTCAGGAGTCACGAGATTGGCTGCTGCTGTCAAAGGTGCAGGCGGTCCGCTGACCGATGCAACTCTCACATTTAAAAATATTAGTGCTGCTATTAAGGCAACTGGCGGTTCTACCGAGGATGTGAAGGGCGCGATTACTGCGATGGTGCAGGTCTTCAGTAAGGGAAAGGTAAGTGCTGAAGAACTTTCCGGTCAGCTTGGCGAAAGACTTCCAGGCGCAGTCACAATGTTTGCCAAGGCCAACAAGATGACGTTGCCTGAGCTACAAAAAAATCTCAAGGCAGGCACTGTTGGCCTTAATGAGTTGATGAGATTTATAGTTGAATTGGGTTCTACTTATGGAGGCACAGCTGAAAAAATCTCAGATTCAAACGCAGATGCTGGAGCAAGGCTTCAAGTTCAAATCCAAGATTTGCAGGCAGCTGTTGGTGAGGGATTAGTACCTATAGGAGCACAGTTTCAAGATGCATTTGCACGCTTTATTGAGGAGATAACGCCAACCTTGGCGGATGTCTTGCCGAAGATAGCCCAATTTTTTCTGGACATTGCGAAAAATCTTGGCAAAGTTTTAGAAGTTGCGATTGTTGTTTTAGCCACAGTAACTGTTGGCAAAATCACAGCAATTATGTCTTCAATTGGTGGTCTCGCCGGAGCCATGGCGAAATTGTCCAAGGCAGCGGGCACCGCAAGGGCAGCGCTAATTGGACTTAATACAACGGCTTTAGTGAATCCGTACACTGCGCTGGCCGCCGGGGTCACAGTTCTTCTTATTCAATTGAATAAGGCTAATAGAGCGCAAGCGCAATTAAACGCATTGATATCTAGCGGTGGCGTGGCTCAGGTGGACGCAGAAATAGCAAAACTTGGAGGAACGAAAGAATACGATTTAGCAAGAGATAGAATGCTTCAAAACGAAGACAAGTTAACGCCATACAACATAAGGGGTGAGGGTTTTGGGCTGCCTGGACAGTTTTCAAGAGCAAAAGACAAAAAACTTGTTGACACAATCGATAAATTGAGAGCAAGAAGGGAAGTGGCGCTGTATGACGCTCGGCAGGGCGCTGCACTTCCTGATGAGCTTTTGGCAAGATTTAGGTTAAAGAGTGAAGAAGGTTACGACGATCCAACCATTGAAGACAAAGATAAAGGCGGCAAGGGTAAGACTCCTAAAGGTCCAAGAGATATCTCAGATCTTCAGTTGCAAGCTCGTTTAGCCGCAGAGGTGGCTAGGCGTACTGATGCCACGAATGATGAAAAGAGAAGAGCGCTAATTCTTGAAAGACAAACTGCTGTTCTTGCGTCAGAAGAATTAGGGGCTAATGAGCAAATTCTTGCTGTATTCAAAGCTGCAGAGAAATTTAGGAACGGAATGCTTAAAATTGAAACAGACATTACTGATCAGAACAAGAAGCAAGCAGAAGAGGCGCGCAAGTTAAATGAAGCCCGAATGCAGCTAAGAGACCGGCTTGGACTGCTTAGTCCTCAAGAGCGCGTAAAAGCCGCACAGGAAAGCTTTAGAGAACAAAATCCTGGCGCAACACCTGAAGATCTTGATCTAATCAGGCAGTCAATCGACCCAACGATATTTGAGCAGGGCATTGCTCGGATCAGAGAGATGAGGGAAGAACTGGCACAGCTTGTCAATCCAATCAATGTAGTCGCGAATGCGGGTGCAGCCATTGGCACGGCATTCACTGATTCATTTAGAAGTGTTATTGACGGCAGCGCCACCACTCAAGAAGCACTCGCAAGTTTCTTCAAAAATATTGCCAACTTCTTCATGGATATGGCCGCGCAAATTATCCAAAAAATGATCACAATGGCGATTTTGAACAAAGTGGTCGGCTTGCTGCCTGGCATGAGTGGTGGTGTTGGTGGTGGGGACATATTCAGTGATATTGCTTCAAGGGGTGGCTTGCGTATGGCTGATGGTGGGGTATTCGCAAAAAACAAAATCATTCCTTACGCCAAAGGCGGCATTGTTAACAGGCCAACAATGTTCTCTTACGCCAACGGCGGTGCTGGTCAATTTGGAATCATGGGTGAGGCAGGGCCAGAAGCCATCCTTCCTCTTAGTCGTGGCCCTGGTGGCAAGCTAGGAGTTGAGAGTTCTGGCGGAGTCGGTAATGTTGTGGTGAATGTCGATGCTTCTGGCTCTAGTGTTGAGGGTGACAATGAACAGGCAGGTCAACTCGGCAAGATGCTTGGTGCTGCCGTTCAAGCAGAACTAATTAAACAAAAACGTCCAGGAGGATTACTCGCGTAATGGCAACTTTCCCAGACATAACTCCTGATTATGGAGCCAGCAAAGCAAGCGCACCGTCAGTTCGTACTGTGCGTTTTGGTGATGGTTATGAACAGAGGCTCACGTTTGGTTTAAATCAAAATCCAAAGGTTTGGAACTTGACGTTTGAGAATATAAGCGAGACAGATTCAGACACAATTGAAACTTTCTTAGACGCTAGAGCTGCTGACAATGAAAGCTTTGACTGGAGTCCTCCAGACGAAACAGAAACGTATAAATGGGTCTGTGAGGAGTGGTCAAAAACACTTCCTTATGGCAATCTTGCCATCATTCAAACAACATTCAGGCAAGTTTTTGAACCGTAATGGCATTCACTGCATGGGCCGCTAGCACTGCTTTTTCTGTTGGTGACGTTCGGCGCGCCACGGCGTTGCAACCAAGCGGCTTAGTTTTTCGCTGCACAACCGCTGGAACGTCTGCTAGTTCAGAGCCGGAGTGGCCTACAGACATTGGCAGCACTGTCGTTGATAGCACGGTCACATGGACGGCGATTAGCTCAATCCATGAGGAACTAGCCAAGCTTGCTCCAAGCGCAATCATCGAACTGTTTGAGCTGCATCTTGACAATGACTTGCACGGCGCAACGACAGTCGTGCGTTGGCACAGCGGGGCAAATGCAGATGTTGACGGCAATATCCTTTGGAACGGCAACAGCTATTTCAGGCTGCCTGTAAAAGCAGAAGGGTTTGAG